TACTAGGTATCATTTGATAAGAGAGTTTATCTCTCAACCTATTTACACGCTCTTCATCAAACTTAGAGAAATGTCCGCGTTTCTCAACATGTTTATAATAATGCAAAGCATTTTGGAGGATTGTAAAATCCTCCATATCTAAATCAAATTTCATTAGCAATCATTAAATACTTGTCCTACTTCAGATCCAATTTCAGATCCTGCTTTCTGTCCTAAGAGTAATGCCCAACCACCTGCTAACCATCCGATGTAAGGAATGCCGACAACAGCAGGGACAATAGCACCAGCAGCAATTGCACTACCTGCCATCGCACCTTGTGATCGTGCTCCAGCGTCCGCCCTGATGCACTCTTCGCTTTTGGCAAGTGACTTTCCCTCAGCGTCTACTGAAGCGCCTCCTATATTGCGTGTGCCTTCTCTGGTGTATTGATCACGACGATACTCACTACGATCAGTAGTGCCACCACCAAATAAACCTCGTTTCTCTTGTTCCAAGCGTAGAGATCTTTCTGATTCTAATACTTTAGGGTCATCGGCACGAAACTCAATCTCATATCCATCCTTACCAGCTTTGATTCTGTAGGATGAATATGGACCGTGGGGAATATTAATTGTAGGAACTTGTTGTACTTGCTCTTGTGGTCTGAGCACATAACCCAGAAGTCCGATGTGAGATACACCCACCAGGGCACCTAATACCAACGCCGTTACCTTTATTGGCGATCTTTTCTTTGTTGGCATTTCCATTGGTGTTTCCTCGATAGGTGTTACATCGGACTTCCAGAATTTCATGGCATTGGTAGAGCAGGACCAGTTGTAGTTGGCAGAGCAGGACCAGTAACTTCAGGTAGTTCTGGTACAGCAGCATCTAACATGCCAGGGAGAGCAGCACTCACTGCTTCTACAGCAGCAGCAGATAACTTCTTCCTGGCATCTTCCATCATCACGTCAGCATTCTTATACAAGTAAACACTCCCACCGATGATTGCCAATGAGGTCAATCCCGATAGAAGTGCTACTACGTTAATCAGTTTTTGCATCTTTTCTTGGCTCCACAGCAGAAACAACTTCAGGTTCTTTTTTCGCTGCTGGTTTACCATTTCCATTTCCACCACCTGCTTTAGCAGGAGACAAACCAAAGGCAGCTAGTGATCCAGAAAACACAGAAGCAATAAAGGTAGGGTCGAAGTCAAGAATCTTCTGACCGTTGGGAAGTCTAACGTAACTAAACGTGAGGAGAGAGGCAGACCAAATAAGGACAACAACTTTCACTAAATTACCAAGGACTTCACTTTTATCTTCATGATCGTGGTCTTTCTCTTCTACTTTAGCTTTGGGTTTATTACCAAGCATAGGTATAGAGTAAGGCCCAGTTATTTATGGTTTTAGATAGTCTACAGTGATTTTTGTATTAACTATTGAATTATATTTTTTACAAAGAGTTTCGCTTGATTCATGTTCCCATTTATGGTATGCACTCTTTAAAGTTTTGACGTAATCAGTACCACCACAACCTACCATTTCATCGGCAACAATGGTCTTGATTAACACATCTCTGTTTAAATGTGTCATATGTAAATACTTGTTTCCAACAACAAACTCTACATCATAAGGTCTAAAGAATGTATAAAATTCAAAGAGTTTGTCTTGGCTGATCTTCTAAAAAGTTTTTGTATTTTATTATTTATTCAAATACTGGTTTTACAGGCAGTTTCCATTCATCACGCACTTCTTTCATAACACCTTTAGGAACACCATAATATCCCATATGCATCCACACACAATCAATGTATCGTAAGTCTTCACGATCTGCATCAAACGTAAAAGAATCACAATATTTTAATATGTCTGGCGGAACTTCAATCTTTCTGAAGGTTATAGGTTCCTCAACAAAAAAAGGAATCATTTGAGATAACCCTCTTTACGTAACCACTTTTCAGTCAATGGTGTTGGAGGATAAACTTTCCACATCTCACCCTTAGCACATGCTTGAAGTGCTTTCATTGTCATACCTTCAGTAAGTCCAGCCCATTTTGCTTCTGCTTCCCAAGGCACAGCAGATGATGGATAAGTTTTTTCAACCATCTTTCTCCAAACTTGAGGAACATCCTCTTCTGGTTTGATGATAGCAATCATACTATTCTTAATACTACCTGCCATGCAATCTTGTGCAGCGTGCCATCCTTCATGACGCATTACCGTCATTAGAACATTTGGACGGTGCATAAACCTTTCATTTAAATAAAAATTATTTGATACGGTATGATAAACACCACGATGTCCAGGGGGAAAATATTTTTCATCCCCTAGAAAAACCATAACTCCGATTTTATCAAGGGATAAAAGCATTGAGTTAAACTCTGTAGCGATATTATCAAAAGAAGAATTAGGATAATTGCGCTGAATATCTGATATGGATCTGACTCGTTGGACATCCTTGGTGCATTCTCGGACAATCATGCAACCCATAGCATCCATACTATAAAATCCTTTTTGCAGTTTATCTTCATCTGCAAGGGCAGCACTACTATTTAATAGTGTAATCCCAAAAATTGAAAGAAAAATGTTTTTCATCTGAATTGTCCCATACCATTACCAGATTGCCATCCTTCAGGACCCTCCTGGAAAACCTCAGAACCACCCTGAAACTCCTTTACAGTAGTCCAGTTTTGTGTTGCAATTTCATACATCTTCTGATGAATATCTTCAGGTTCTTTATTCTGCGTATTTTCTTTTTCACGACGTGCTGCTTCTTCAAGCATTTCTTCGTGAGTAATTTGTTTTTCTGTTTTTACCATCTCAATATCAGGATCATTAAACCAAGGATCAATAGGCATTTCAACTGGAGCAGGAACTCCAATATAATTACCCATAGAAAAATTACTTAATTCCTGATCTTCCAGAGATTTACAATCAACTACTTTTTCATCAATAGTGCATTCAACATACGTTCCTGCTTTCTTTTTCAGAAGAGTTGTCTGTGTTTCTACTATTTTTTTAATTGCTTTTATAATCATACAAATACCAGTTTTTTGGTGTAATCGTAAGCATAATGTTCACGGTATCCTTTAATACCCCACCCCAACCAATAGTAAGCAGGGACCATATATTGAGAAACAGTTTTGCCAGGACCCTCAAACTCAGGAAGATAACGTTGGAAAACATTCTCGTTGATCATATATGCAGTCTGACCTTCAAGTGAAGAAGGATCATATCCATACTTGGCAGCAAATTTGCCAAGGTTTCTGTAGCGTCCTACTGAGGTCCATTGAATAAGACCATACCCCCCGCTATAGCAACGGTTGTAAGGAACTCTAGCCCCTCCCTCGCAAATGTTGGGACTGAAGTTGCTTTCAGATTTAATGTTTCCCATGATCGTAGCAAGAGCATTACGATCTGAGATTCTGGTTTTTTCTTGGAGTTGTTCGAGAACATATTTTTCATTGAAATTACATCCAGGACACTTCCAAGTCTTTTCCACCACTTTAATAGAAACTGCTTTCTCCTCATTGACAGTCACGTCAACGGTAGGAGGATTCTCAATCTCACTGATACTTGGATATGCACAAGCAGCAGGGATAGATGAGATCAAAGCAAGTGGAAGAATTTTGTTAAGCATAAAATTGAATAGAATTCGACATCCGTCACAGGTTTGGATCCTCACGGCACGGGGTTATTTATTAAAAAAGGAGGTAACTAACCTCCTCAAAAATTATAACAACTTTTTTAGTAATGTCAAGTTGATGTTGACTTCACATAGTCTAACACTGCTTCTGGTGTGGACGCTTCATATGGGTCGGTTTCTGAATTGTCGCAGAATCCATCTTCAACGAAGAGTTTCTCAATGAGTCCATCATTAACAACAGCAGCATAACGCCAACTACGCTCACCAAATCCAAGATTAGACTTACGCACCAAATAACCCATTGCACGGGTAAAGTAAGAATTTCCATCAGGAATAAGTTTTACGTTCTCAATACCAAGTGTTTTTCCCCATGAGTTCATTACAAATCCATCATTTACAGAAATACAATAAATCTCATCAATACCCAATTCAGAAAATTTTGAATAGTTTTTCTCAAACCCAGGAAGTTGATAAGCACTACATGTGGGTGTATATGCGCCAGGCAGAGAGAAAATAACCACACGTTTATTATTAAACAGTTCAGCAGAAGTTTTAGTTACAAAATTTCCACCAATTCTGCATACAAACTCAACTTGAGGTACTTGATTACCCTCTTTACGCTTCATATACTCCATTACCATACCCCAGGAATAATCTGTCCACTGACGGCATAAGATCCCATTGCGGCAATGACACCAATCATTGCTGCCCAACCATTAATACGTTCTGCTCTTTCGTTCATTGTTTTTCTCCAGAAATGTTTGCGTAGATAGAAGTGTCACCATAGTCACGGTGAGTTTTGTAACCGACGACAGCACCTTTGGTATTCATTAGTGCTGGCATGAAAGCAACGGTAAAGAACACTGCTGGTGCTCCAATGATAAGTGCTCCAGCAATTACATAGTAAGTGAGGAGTTCAATCAGACTGTGTTCCATTTTCCTTTGTTTTGTTGTAAATAATAATCTCTTCACCGTCGTGAGTGAAGACTAGTTCATCACTGTGATCCCAACACAACTCTTCATAGAGAGCATTGAGTTTTTCCATGTCCTC